GTCCGGTCATCGATCACGTCGCCGACGAACTTCGGATCATTGACGGCTTCGGTATGACCAGCGGCGACCCTGACCGCGTGCTCGTGCTCTTCCCAGGCTACAGAGGTTCGATCACTGCCCGAGTTGGTAATCATGAACAGCAGCGGCTGGCGACGGAACTTGAACCCGCGTTCTAACATTTCGATGATCTTGCGATCGGGCAGCTCGTGGACTTCGTCGACCAGCACGAAGTACGGACGCGGCCCCGAACCTGTCCGCCCGGTATCCCGCGACACCGGCCGGAAGAAGCTGCCGCTAGCGTGGTGCGCTATGTTGTATTCCCGGCCTTCGCCGCCGGAAAACTCGACCCTCTTCTTCAACGCCGGTGACTGCTTGACCATCTTGACTGCATCCGCGAACAGGATGCCGGCCTGGTCTTTCTTCGCCGCGGCGGAATAGACCTGGGAACCCGCCTCACCGTCTGCCGTCAGTCCGAGAAGTCCGAGACCGCCAGCGAGCGGACTCTTCCCGTTCCCTTTGCCTTGCTCGACGTAAGCCCGATGGAACCGCCGCGCGCCGTCCGCCTGCTTCCAACCGAACAGTGAACCGACGATGAACGCCTGGGACGGATGCAGCTGGAACTGCCGTCCGTCGAACTGCCCTTCCGACAGCCGGAGGACGTCCTCGAAGAACTGGAAAGCGTATTCGGCCGCAGCCGGATCGAAATACAGGCCGCGCTCGTGACCACGTTCCAGATCCTGGATGTGGCGCCGACAAGCATTGCGGACGTGCGGCCCGGCGACAATCCGGCCAGCGACGACGTCTTCGGCGTACGCCCTAACGCGGTCCGTTGAAGAACTTGTCGTCGGGATCGTTTTCCTCACCGCCGCCATTGCCTACCTTCGTTTCGTCCACCGGCGTAGCGCCAAGCTTGGACAGGATTGAACTCAGCGCCTGGGTTGCCGATACGCCGAACTCTGCTTTCGGATCGTCCAGCTTTGCGGCCCAGAAGCATGCGAGCTGCAGGATCCGCCGGTGTGAGGAATTCAGCCACGGCATATCGGCCGCGAATTCCTTCCACGCGCGCTTTTGCGCCGCGTCCATGCTCGCGTAGGGCGCGCCCAGGGCCTTGGTGCCTTTCGGCTTCGTGCGGCCGGCGTGACGACCGGGATTTTTCGCCGCGGCGCCTGAAACGGCCGCCTTGTCGACCGGCAATCTGGCTCTGGCCATCGGGTATCTCAGAAACGCTCAAAATCGGCTGGATCGGGTCGTCCGGCCAATCGTGGATGTGTGAATTTAGGGGAACGCTCGGTGTCCGGTCCGAGTCGGCCCTGGACCGCGCATACCCCCCCTGGGGCAGGGCCGACAAGGGTCAGCGGGCCTGATAGCCGACGATGCCAGGGGATGGGGGCAGTTCGACCGGTCGGGGGCCTTCGCCCTGCCGATCCAGGACGATCAGAACGTCCTGCGACCGCTCCGGACCGTTCTCGTTTGAAGGCTTGGAGGTGGTGCCGGCGCGATATGACGGCCGGTCGGTCGCCCAAGCATCCACTCCCGGAACCATACGCTGAACTGCGGCGGCGTCACGTCGGACGGCCAAGGCAGGTGTGCGTATACAGAGCTGAAACCGCGCGGGCCTCTGGGGCGCTGCACCATTGCGACCATCAGGCGGCGCCGCGGATCAGACGGCACAGCCAGCCAAGCCAACCAGCACCGGTGTTCAGTTGCGGGTTTTCTTGCCGAACCTGGGAGACATAGGCATCGAACATCGCTTGGCGCTGTTCCTGCGTGGCGCCAGGCGGAACCGGCGGCATAGGAACGTGGTGGAAATAGGCCATGCCGTTCACTGCTTCGCGATGTACGCGGCCAGCACAGCCGCACACCGATCGCCATAGGTCGGCTCTTGGCCTTCCAGCTTCGCGTTCAGGTGCGCCATCGCGGTCTCTTCGATCCGCTCGTACGCGCTGGGGTCCTGGGTGTAGTCGTCCATCCACTGGTTGAACGCCTTGGCCACCGCCTCGCTGTTCATCAAGCCCTTCGTGCCGCCCATATGCTCTCCGTTGGTTAGATGGGCCAGCCGTCGACACCGACAGCGACCCGTTCACGAAACCCGGGGCTGGCCTCGCGCTTGGTCTTCAAGGCGTGGCAATCCCGGTTCATTGCCCGCAGGTTGGACGGGTCATCGTTCAGATTCCCGTCCGCATCGCGGGCATTGCTGATGTGGTCCACCTCGTGGGCAATCAGCTTCTCGCCCTTGCAGTCCTCGCACTGGCACATGTAGCCATCGCGCTTCATGACCTGGTCGCGCAGGCGGCGCCAGGGGCGTCCACCGCGGCCGTTACCGTATGTCATGCGCTCTTCGTCGGTCCCAGACCGCGCTGGCGCGTGGGGGCGAAGATGCAGTCTTCCTGCTCAGTGGATCCGAACATGTCTATCACTCCTGAGGGTTGGGGGTTGCGCGCCCCTACCAGCGGAGGCTCGCGATGGAAACCAGCATGGCGCGCTGCCGGTGTTGTTGCGGACACTTGCCGGCTTGTCCGGGCAGCGGCGCGGCGAATGACCTATGACCTGGCGGTCGGGCTGGCCGGATCGCGCCGTGCTGCGCTCGATGAAATGGTTGCGGGTGCCCGGTTCGAACGGGCGACCTTCGGGTTATGAGCCCGACGCGCTACCAGCTGCGCTACCCCACAATGAAAAGCCCCGACCGGATCTCTCCATGTCGGGGCTTCAATAACCTAAGACTTCACATCTATAGCGGGCTGCGCTGCGCTAACCACACGCCGTCACGAGAGTACCAGGCCGAACCATCCGCAGCGGTCGCAGTGCAGTCGAAGTAGTTCGAGGCGAAACCATCCTGCGGAACAAAATCGAGTCGGACGTGCTGCGTCAACTCGCCAGCCGCACTGTGGTCACCTGGGCTCGTGAAGCCCTGAAAGTATGCAGCCACCGTCTGGACGATTCTGGCGCCATCCGGATCATCCTTTGGCGCGATCCGGAGCGCCCAGCCGAACATCGTTTCAGCCAAGATCAGGCGGAGTTGCACGAAGATATCTTTCATCGGGGATCGCATCCTGAGATTCGGCTAATGCCTTGAGCTTCAGTTCTTGTCGGCTCAGCTCACGGAAGTATTTCCGGGGGTTGCCGCACATCCAGCAAGAACACGGAGTGGGCGTATCGACCGCCCGACTCACAAGCTCAGGCGGCAATCGTCTACCCCACCAAATTTGTCGCTGCTTCTTCAACCTGGCGTCTTCGGCCCGTCGCCGAGCTATTCCATCCATCGCACACTCCTTCAAACCCTAGAGGCGCGAAAGCCCGCTCAACCTCTCGATTGGCGGGCTCTAGGCGGACTGATACACCGTATCAGGAATGCCTCAATTTTGAGGGAGTTTTCAGCAATGGTCAAGTACTGCAAACCCCTTACGCGATCGACCACCCTTTCGCGTTCATTGCCTTGGTGTATTTCACTAAGTCTATCCCCATGCTGATTGCATGCACTACGTCCGCTCCCGGTTTCTTGGCGCCAAACTGGCAAAGCATCACCTTGGAAGCACGGCCGCCCTTGTCAACGGTCTTTATGTTCCAAGAAAAGCCATCCTTCGTTTCTGGAGTCTCGGAGTAAAGAAAAACTCCGATCTCTCCGTTCACGTTGATCGGAACGCCGTATGCCTCAGCAAATCGACGCATCATCCCCAAAGGATCCTTAGCGTCCGCAAGGTCGATGAGGTCCGGATATAAGCGCCAAGCTTGTACGACTTGAAGTAAGGTGCCGTAACGTTGGCCCGCAACAAGCAATGTAAAACCCTTCGCCGGATACTTGTTCGGAAACGTTCGAACGAACAGCGAGAGCATCTCTCCATCCTCGGAATCGGGACCTTCAGCCGCCCCAAAGTGTTGCTCCTTCTCCGGAGCTCTTACCGTTTCCTTAATGATCTTTTCTTCGTTTGCGAGATGACGTCCCAGGACCTCTGCCAAGCTCTTATAGATCGAGACCTGATAAAGATCAGAAGGCAGATCACCCCGTTCGGCCAACGCTCGGAGGACAGCATTGTCATCTGAAACGAGCAGCTCATCTGACGCTTCGTCTAGGGCGTCTGCGATACGTGCTTTCGCTTGATCAGATCGATCCCCATCCGACACACCAAGAAATTTGCGGATCTCGTGGAACAAGCGTTCACGGATAGCCGGCTCCCCCTGCAGAACGCTCTTGGCTGCCGGGTTGGACTCGTCGTCCAACGCCAAAGCCGCACGTGCAAGAATACCTGCTGCCGTTATGGGATCGAATCGCGATAGGCTATTCAGCATGGCTCAAAGCTCTATAACGTCAAATTCGGCAATCTGTAGATCTTCAATCTGCCACTCCGGCCCATAAGCCGCTCGTTGCGGATGGGGTACAGCTTTCAGGCGGGACCGGACGGGCTCGAGCGGTATGACGAACAAGAGCGGACGCCAAATGCGCCAACTCGTGGAACGAACCGTCGCAATGATCTCATCCCGCTGTGATGCAGTTATTTCGCCATTGGCTACCCATACATTGGCCAGCCGCTTGAAGGTCTTGCGATACCCACTTAAGAGGCTACTATGTTTGTCCTCACGGGCGCAATCCCCCTTCAGGGTGTCGTATATGCCTTTCGGGCTTGAACTTGGGGCAATAGCCGCGGCTGACGATCCAGCGGGAGCACTCGTTGGATCATAATGCTCACTGCACCAGACAAAGTGTGAGCCGTTACGGTACTTCATGGCCACCTCGTGGGCGTACCAACTATTTGTCGAATAGAGTACAGGACCAGCCACGTCTCTCTCTTTTTAATGGCCTATGCAGATCCCCCCTTTGGGCGGGATGGCAAATGTAACTTTAATGTTACCATGACTTCGAGGCGCTCAGGGTCGTCACACTCCCACGCTAACGTTCGTCGGCGCGGGCGTACAGGCTACAAGACCTGACTGTACAAGCGAATATTCGATCTGCAGCATCGCGGACGGCTCGGCACCCAACCGCGGCGGAGAGCTATTATGTCGCGTGCCTTCGCCCTTAAACCAATTCTTCAATTTTGAAAGTTGGTTCGTCACGGTGTTCTCAGCGACCGCAGCGGTCCTCGCCATTTCGACGATCTGAAGCTTGTGCCCAATTAGTCGACGAAGCATCGCCAAAGTTAAGGGTCGATTGATGGAACATCCTGCAAGCGCATCGCGCTCGCCGTAATCCGCCAGGATGCGAATAGCCGCTTGCCACTCCAAGTTGGGTGCTTTGCCACTGCAACACAGGCGGCCGCATGTGCAGTTCAGTTGAGGCGGAGCAAACCGCGACACAAGGACCGCTTGATGCAATGCATCTAGCTTCGCAACATGGCGACGGATAATTCCAGCTTGGCCAGCGCCGTCGAGCCCAGATAGTCCCTTCCCGGTACGGATGCCGGGACCATCTGCCAGCCGATTCATCAGCGGCCGGTCGTACTGTTGCATGCTGAAGTTGAATGCGAAGGTCAGAGCCTGCGCTGCCGATTCGAATAGTTGCTCAGTCATTCCCCGACCTCTTCCGTTTTTCCCGTGGTCATTTTCTGCCCGCCCTTCATCCGGTGCTGCTTCCAGATTTCTACCTCCAATGTGCGACGGCCTTCCATGCGCCTGTGCTTCTGCAATCGATCCAGATGGGGCCGGCGGTCCTTGAACGGCAGCGCCAGCACCCACCGCGCCTCGCACGCCCGTCTATGTTCTTCTGAGCTATGCCCTACTTCCACATACCTATCTCCATATCAACTTGAACACCTGCTGGGTAGATTCGGCGGGTTCCGGGCAAAGCATCCCCCAGCCCAGCGGGTTGCTGGTACCGGTGGATGCTGTGTCTGCTGAGTGAGTTCAGGCTGGGACACGATGCATTAGCTCCAGACTATCCAGCGTTTCCGCTGCCCCGACGCGCTCTGGAGAACTACCACCCCACGCTTGCCCTGTCGGACGTTCTTGACTCTCGGTGCGCTGCCGTTCGGCGGTTGACCCTCCCTACTCAGCGCCCAATGGTTCGTGTCAGTTGGCTTGGATCACCCCCATTAATACCGATGCCAAAGCAGGTAGTCCGGCCTGCTGGTGCATGTCATTCGCGTCCTGTCCGACTATTGGCGGCATGCACCACGGCAACCCGGCTTTCTCTGCGAAGCGCTTGCCGGTGCCGCTCGTATCGTTGTCTGCAACAATGAAGCGGCGCCCGCTTAACTGGGATGCGACGTGAGCAATATTCCCAGCGGAGAAGCAAACGACTACGCATGCATTTCGATACAGCGCCTTCAGTGCCGCGCGAACGCTCAGGCCGGTCGCATAGCCTTCACATAGCCATGCTTCGCTACCACGGCCCAAGCTCAGCGCGGAGCCTTTGGCTGCGCCGCCGGTAAGGAAGCGCTTTTCACCATCCGCGGTGATCCATTGCAAGCTCTGCACGCGGCGAGAATCGCGAATGCCCCGCATAGGGATAACAAGGCGACCGTCATAGTCGATCAGTCCGACTTCCTGCGGGAAGCCCTTGCGATCCAGATAAGGATGCGAACCGGTACGACATTTCTGGATAACTTCAGCAGCGAAGCGCGCGGCTTTTAGGCGGCGCTGCTCCTCCGCGCGCTCTGCGTCAATATCCGCTTGCGACTTAGCTCGCGGCTCGCTCACCGTCTCGCGCCGCTCTTTCGTCGGCGTCCAGCCGTAGTCCAGAGCTTGCCGGAATAGGCTGCGGATCGTGACGCCCCCGTGGGATCTGATGGAGCGCCACACCGACCTGGCGGCCGCCGCATCATAGGTCGACTCACTCGTGGCACTCCATTCGTTCCACAAGTCAAAGCCGTCATTCCCAAGTTCGGACTTGACCGCCATTCCGATAAGTACCCAGGTGTCCCGGTCGTCTGCTGGGATGTAGCTGATGGCAGTGCGAATCTCGTTGCGGTCAGACATGCGTGCTCCCTCCCTGCCTTCCCCTGATGAACGCAATGTGCATCGATCGGATCTTGTTCTGAACGTTGCGAGTTATCTCCGCGTTCGGCGTGCTATCGAAGCGCCATGACTTCGGCGGTTCGTTGCCCGTAATATCCTTGAACAGGTGCCACGCGCGACCAGCTTGCTTATCCGGCGCGCTGTGTCCACGGGCGTAGGTGCAAACTTGCTCCCACAGGTGGCGGTGGTCGTCCGCGAGCTTCTTCTTGCCCAGCATTACTGGCAGCATTTCGCCGGCGACGGCGGGGGCATCCAACGCCGGAGGCTCATACTCGTAGCCGCAAGCCATGCACAGTTTGGCGAAGGGCTTATGCCCGCATGAAAGACATCCTTTGGGCTCGATGTCCTCCTTATCTCGCACCATCTTGTCCAGCTTCTCCCCCATGTTGAGGGCCGGAAGTCCGTGGTAATAGACGGCCTCGTAATCGGCCAGGAATCGAAGGATATTTCCGCTGTGATCGAGCAATATGCAGTCGTGTTTGCCCGTCTCCTCGGATGAGCGCAGGCCACGTCCCCACATTTGAATAGCGGTAGACAATGACTTGCGCAGAGGCCGACAATCGACGACACACCCGACATCTTTGACATCGAAGCCTTTCGCTAAGGCCTCAACGCTTATTAATATTCGAATGAAGGAATTCGGCTTCTTGAACTCCGCGCGCAGCTGATCCCGCTCGGACTTCGACGTGTCAGTGGTGTAGACAGCCGCCATCACGCCCGCTTCGATGAACTGCCGTGCGAGCTCTTCACAATGACGGATCGTTGAACCGAACACGATGGTCTTTCTGCCTTCCCCATGTCGCAGCCACTCAGACACCACGTCGCCGACGATGCCCATTCCTCGCTCTTCGGCTGCCCGGTCAGTCCACTCACCGCCAGAGGTCGCGGCGCCTTTCATATCCGGCCGCACGCAGGAAAGCGGGCGCATCGGCACCAGAATCCCCTGCTTGGTCAACTCGTCCATGGTCGCCGCGTTGATCAGGTTCGTGAACAGCTTGCCAAGGCCTGGCGAGAATGGAGTGGCGGACAGACCGATGCATGCCGCATCCGTCTTCGTGACGTATTCGGTCCATCCCTTGTATTGGGTATGGGCCTCGTCAATGATGATCACGTCCGCCTGGGGCCAGTATCCGCGCTTCATGATGGTCTGAATGCTGGCGATCTGATAAGGCATGTCCGAGTCACGGCGCCAATGGTCAGCCTTGATGATGGCGTGGGCGGACAGCCCATATTCGTCTGCGCTTTCGCTCGTCTGGTCAATCAATGCTTCGCGGTCGCAAACGAAAACGGCACGCTTACCCTTCAAGAGCGCTTCGTGGGCGATGCGATGGCCGAGATATGACTTTCCGGCGCCCGTGGGAGCCATGATTAGCTGATTCTTGTGCCCACCCCGGAATCCCTGCCGCAGCGCATCGTGCGCTGTCTGCTGGAAGGGGCGCGGGTCGGGGAACGTCACGCTCCGATAGTTTGGAGCGTCATCAACAAAGAGGCGGGGCTCCGATACGGCGTTCACGCGGCGACTCCACGAAGGGCATCCAGCTCCTTCTGTAGCCGGTCCGCTTTAGCCTGGCTGCGCTTCGCTGCCTGAATGGCTTGGGCCTTCTCATTCAGGAGTCCATTGACGCGCTGTTGGAGTCCAGCTGCGAGAGCATTCAGGCGCACTATCTCGGCGTGCGCAGTTGACAACTTGTCGTCGGAGTCCAGCAGCTTGGCCAGAAACGCCCGGTCTGCCTCTTCGGCGGCTTCGAGCGCTGCTATCTCTTCGTCGCTGGGTCCAACGCGCGATGGCGCGGGCGACGGTGCATCAACACCTGTGCCATCTCGTGGCTTCTGTTGGACGGTGCGGGCAGCTTCCTTGATCGCCTGCGAGCCGGCGGCAGCCAGCGCCGCCTGCTCATCTTCCGGTAGGTGAGCTACCGCATGCGCTGCTTTCAGCGAGACGGCACCTACCTTTACGGCGTCTTTGATGGCCGGGATCGCTTCTCGCTTCACCTTGCCGGCTTGCCGCATCGTGCGCTCACTCGCGCCCGCCGATGCAGCCATTTCCCCTACGGTCTTCGAAAAGGGTGCACCGGGTGCACCCTTTTCTACGGGCGGGCGATGTGAAGGCCTCCAGTCCCAGAGTTCTGCCTCGATCAGCGCCCAGGCACCGACCGTCAGATGACGCCGCTCCTTGTTCTGCGCTTTTACGAAGTCAACGGGGTCGACATTGCCCAGTTCGACTTCGGGGCACGGCATGTCCAGGTCCTGGCTCGCGCAATACCTGTGCCAGCCGTCCAGCACCATGCCTTCATAGAGAGTGATCGGGTTCTGGATGCCGATGATCTCGATGCTGTCCTTGAGGGACTGAAACTCGTCAGGTCCCATTGAGGGAAAGGCGGCGGACAGCGGATGTTGCGTGTAGGCCCTGTTCACCCCCGCCTCCCTGCGCCAAAGGCGCTTTTCCGCCTTATTTCCTCGCGGAACACCTCGGGCTTGGCAAGTTGAAGGTACTTGAGCCGCGCCCGGGGTATTCCCGTGTACCTCCACTCGGAAACAGACGGCGGCTGAACTTCGCAAAGACGGGCTACTGCATTGGTCCCACCGAGAAGATCGATCAAGCGCGAGTCAGGATGCTTTTTGTCCATACGCCAATTATTAGGTATAACTAACGTATTGTCAAAGGCACACCTAATCTAAACAGGCATACCATCCACTCATGAACACCCTCGCGGAAAGACTTTCACTGGCCCTATCCGAATTGAATGCCTCGCAAGCCGAGTTGGCGCGGGCATGCGGCATCGCCCCCGCTTCAGTCCATGGCTGGATGACAGGCAAGACGAAGACGCTCAAAGGCGCAAGCCTCCTGAAGGCTGCGGCGTTTTTGCACGTGCGCGACATGTGGTTGGCGGAAGGTAAAGGCCCTATGCGCCGTGAACACATACCACATGCTGAATATCAGCCGGCAGCTCCCTCTCAGTCGTCATGGCCTTTCTGGGCCATCACGCCTGAGCGTTATGACGCGCTACCGCCCTATCTGAAAGGGATGATTGAAGGCCGGGTGCAAAGCATGATTGAAGAATGGGAAGAGGCCGAACGCGGCAACGGTCAAAGGTAGACCGTCCGAGTTTGGTCAGCTAGCGGTACGCGAGGAAACATCTCTTACGGCGGACCGCGCCATCAATCTAGTGGACTGCGCGTCGATAGCCCTATGGAAAACCCACACTTCATTGACCTAACCGACGTATTCAAGCGATTCGATCCGCTTTCCGGGCAAATCTACGGTCAGGAACGCCTCAACGATATTGCGCGGCGGGCGCGTGGGCACTTGGCCCCCAATCGGTCGGTGGACGAGCTTCGTGATGGAGTAGGAGATATAAAGGGGGTGATCGCCGTCCAGGTGGAGAGCCTTGAAGAAGATCGACAGCGGGATGCGGATCGGAAAATCCAACAGCTGTGTGAACTGATGGAGGACGTCGAATGGCAAGAGCGCCGGGGCGAGCAGTTCTATGCCCCTGACGAGTATTTCGAATACCGCAATTTGTTCGAATTCGACCTGCATGGCGTTCGGTTCAAGGGCGACATTGAATCGTTAGGCTTCCCCGCCGTGGATGAGCAATACACAGATCTCGAGCTGTTCGCCAACGGATTTGATCCAGACGACGTAGGCTGGCAGGCAATGGCTGGTGCCCTCGAACATGAATACTACGCACTGTTCGCGCTGTGGAAGCTGGACCTAGCTTCGGAGCTTATGGGGACGAAACAGTCCGTGCTTGCCCGCACAGACAGCGGGGAGCTAGAAGTTATCCAGCGCCGCGTCGAACACGGCAGTGAACTTCACCTTTGGAGACTTTCCGCCGCCAAGGACTTGGCTATCGAAGCTATGGACGCTGTCTGTAAGGCAGAGCATCTCCGTAATTTGCTATCTCAACGTGACGTTGTAGAAGTAAAGATCAAGTCCGTGCTGTCCGACCGCGCAAGGCAGGCAGCCCGCCAGAACAAGCGACATCAAGAGATCAAGCAGCTCAAGTCCGAACTCATTAATTGGTACCTATCCCACTATTCTGACTTGCAGCACCACAGCAACGAGAAGGTTGCTGAACTCGGCTTGAAGGTCGTTCCTTTGTCCTTCAGGGCGATCCGAGACACCATCGCTTCGATCAAGAAGACGGTCCAATCAGCTAGCTAGGCGTACCGGCAGCGGGCGCGGCGTACAGCATTCTCGCTTACCAGATGCCGGTCCACGCCGCTGGATCTATCCTTCCTATGTAGTTCGCCACCCACGCCCTGAATGTCGTGGCTGTAGCGCAACTCTCAACCGGATTGACCCGACGTCGTATACATGATGAGGCATGCCTATTGACAATGAATTAGGTGTACCTCATTATTCCTACGCAGAAGTTCCTAAACAAAAGCCCTGCCGATCAAATCGGACAGGGCTCTTTTGAAGTACCGCAGCGCCAACTGCGGCCCTCTAAACCAAGGCAGCTGGAGCGAACCATGCCTCAGAAATCCATCCCAGCGGAGCTGGGAGGTAGTAACACGTCCGAGAAAATACAAAATCCCGCCAAGGGTGTCAACACCAATCCGGTATACCCGCTAGAGGCGGCCACGATGCTCCCCTTGCGCTTTCTCATGATTGAGAGCGATACCGCTCACATTATTGGTGGCGGTAGAGACTTAGCGGCGCGGGAACGATACGCTCTGGCAATAAATCCCGCAGCAGGCCCCGAGCTTTTGATGTCAGCCGGCATTTGCCGTTTGGAGCGCGCTCGTGCTCTCTGTGAGCCGTTAGCCTTCCTTTCCGCGGAGTCGCTCGAAGAGCTTCCATCCGACACGTTGAGCGGATTGTTTCAGGCACTCAGTGAAATGCAGAAAGAGGCGCAGCAGCTGATAGAGCAGGGCTGCAACCTTGCCAGAGAGCAACTCCCTGCAGGGGGACAGCAGTGAGTAACGTCCTCCGCCACCCCAACGCAGCCGCGGATCCGGTCATCAATCCCAAACGTCGAGGCAGACGCCCGAGCAACGTCGTGACGCTGCGGCAGCCTATGCTGGTCGCGACCCAGCCCGTTACCCCGCCGTCGAACGCCGATCATCGACATTCGGGTGCGCACATCGTACTCAGAGGCGGCGAAGTGGTCCTTAGCGAGCTGGACCTACCGCATGGAGCCGATAGCTTCGAAATGCTTCTCCAACTTTGGCTATTGATGGGTAAGGCGTTTCGCGGCCACCTCGACCGAATCCATGGGAGGTCCTCATGAGCGGAGCCAGGAAAGAT